TTCCTTTCATCATATCAAATCCAATGAGTTCTAAGTGTCCTGCTAAAAACGAAGCAGGACACTTCTTAATGAAATCAATTGATTCAACATAATTTTCGTGATTGATCCACGGAATTAGCGCAATAGGAAGTCCATCATAATCTACAACTTTAGGCTTCATTACAATATTCACATTAGATGTGTAATATCCTAATAACTCTTTCAGCGAACAAAGATCATTTGTATTCTTATAGAAGACGTCATGATTGCCTGGAATGATATCCATATGGATACCTTCGCGCTTTAACACATCAAGAAACATTTTACGGTTTGCATTCTGTGCTTTGAAGTTAATAAACTTCCGATGATCATAGTAGTCACCTAGATGCAAGATCTGCGTGATACCGTTTTCTTTTAAGTACGGAAAAAAGACTTCACTATAGAATTTTTCTTGGTATTTGATAAAAATATCTGACGAATTACGTACACCACAGTGTGTATCATTCAAAACTGCAATTTTCAAACTGTATTACCCCATGAACAATTCAATGCCAGATTCTTCTTTCTTTTCTGAAAGTCCATACTCTTTGATTTTACGATCGACATGTCGAACTTTTTCAATTCTACCACGAAGCTCATCAATGAATCCGTTCATATCGGCATTTACATAATCACCTTCATTTGCATACTGAATGAAGTCTTCTAGTCCAGCTTTTTCAATCCATCGGAATTTAATATCTTGCTGCTTCTTCTCTTTTGCAATCCTACGTAGAAAGGCAAAATAACAGATCTGAGTAAAATACGCGAATGCGTTAGGATTGCCGGTTCGAGTTGCAGCTTCAATGTTATAGTTCATAATTGCTTTCAAACAATTTTCAACTGCATCCATCACCATTTCTTCACGATACGTATATCGAATGAAGTTTGCTTTATGTGATAAACCTTCACCAATCTTTAGAAAGCACGTTGCGATATAGTCAGAAACTATAGGTGCAGACTTACCAATTGCTTCAGCGTCTTGTACTGATTTTACATACTCAACAACAGAATACGAGAACTCTCTGTTATTAACATAATGCGGTTTTTCTTTTGGTTTTAGTTTTTCCATGATGTAGCTCCAAGCGTATATTATTATTGCGTAATACATCTATTATACAACAATTCAATGGATTTGTACACCTATTAATTATATCACAAACTTGTGTACGAATACTAGAAAGTGTGATATAATAATAGAGTACACTGAGGGGAAGGGAGTATACCAATATAATTAATGGTAAGTTCTATTTTTTATTACAGTAGTTTCGGTAGGCATCTCAATTTCATCATCACTATAAAAATCATCGGCATCTTCAGTTTCATCGTCATCGTTATCTAAGCATGTTCGAATATACTTTTCTTTTATTTCATCACTCACATCACTCATAGCAACAATATTACTGTAATTAATTTTTATCATGTTACTTTCAGACAGTGGCATATAAACACTAAAGTAATGAGCTTCCATCCCATTACTTACAGACCTTGAAATTGAGAGTGGTTTTTCAATCACTACTAAAGTACCAGAAATGGATTTTATCAATCCAATAATCGAATCTCCAGAACTAAGATTGAACTGCTGTATATTTAATTCTGATAATGGATCTGTCATAATTTAATCTCGTAAATCTTATAGTTAAACTTTTCTTTTGTGTAGATCTTTATACGATCTGCTGCGTGATTTAACGTATAGTTTTTATTGTTTTTCCAGTGTAAATCGTCTGCAATATCATAGAGTTTCGTCCCTCTCCCATCATCTGATTTCCGTAGTCCTCGCCCAATGCTTTGGAGTACTTTGATCTGTGACTTGGATGGAGAAGCAAAGATGATATTATGCAAATTCCGAATATTAATACCAGTAGAGAAAGTACCAAGACTTGCAACAATAATAGCATTTTTTTCCTTTTCGATAATCGATCTAACCTGTTCACGAACATCCACATCAGTAGCACCAGAAACAAAGAACACCTTTCTTCGGTCATGCGCCTTTGATTTAATTATATCGTACAATGGTTTGCCATGCTTCTCTACTAACTGAAATAGCACTAAAGTGTTGCCATCTTGATCAATTGCAAGGTTCGATATAAAATTATTCCTTGCAACGTGGCCAACAATAAAGTTAATCTCTTCTTGATACTTTACTTTATTTATTAGCTTACATTCTTCATCAGAATACTTGAGTAGTAAGACCGAGATATCTAATGAACTTAACGTTCCTGCATCCATGAGCGACTTTGTAGTAGTCACATAATGCGCTATCCCAAAGTATCCTTCTAGTACAAGCTTATGTGTTTCTGTTCCGTCTAACGTTCCAGTAGTACCAAATCTATATTCTGCTTCTCGGCACTTAGATAGAATCGAGGTAAGACTCTTTGCTTTGAATGTATGTGCCTCATCGCCTACAACCATACCATAGTCTTCAAACCATGCAGAAGGCATCTTATAAATTGATTGCCATGTAGTGATAACCAGTCGTTGATTTGTAATCTTCTCACGACCTGAATAGATCCTATGCCCAACACTATCAATGTCAAAGCCTTCATCATACTCAGAATAATCACCAAAGTCTTTATACATTTGCTCAACGAGTGAGGTTGTAGGTACGACTATAATGATTTTTTTATCTTTGTTTTCAAGATACCATCGCACTAACATGTAAATGATAAGAGACTTACCAGATGCAGTAGGTGAAACTAATAGAGATCTTTTGGTACGTAGTGAATGCTCAACTGCACTTAGTTGATAATCAGTGGGATTAATTTGTGAACCACGGCTAGTGAGTGTCAGATCATTAACGAATGACATATCATATTCGCCTTCACTATTCGGCATTCCATAATAATTATTATGAATTAATTCTATAGAATAGTCACGCCCAGGAGTATTGGCAAACTCTTGTAAGTACGGAAACAAACCCGCCGGCAGTTCCTTTGTTCTTATGTCAAAGAGTCTAAGCTTTCCATCCCACATCTTATTCTTATACGCGGGCATGAATTTATAGCCAGGCACGTAAAAACAGAAGAAGTCAGATAGTTCATTCTGGATAGACGGTTCACATTCAATATGTAGAAAAGAATGATTCTTATTCTTTACTTTTATAATATCCATTAACTACCACTTTCAAATCTCCTCCAGTCAATCATATTTTTGATAGTGCTATGACGCCATCGGATATTATTAATAATTTCTTCTAAAGTATCTATAAGCGTCTTAAGGTAGTCAATCCTTGCTTGAGCTTCTTGGATATGTGGATCTGCATCATAATAGTAATCCATCTCACCTTTGAGAATTTTCAAACCATTCAGTGCATCGTACTCCCAACCAAGCACATCAATCTCTGCCTTTGTTAGTTTGCCGTTATACCAAAGCCATTTGTTTTTCAGCAGGGTTTTGAATTCTAGATCTTTTCTACGTAGCTGCAGTTTACTAATGGATAGCAACTCCAAGTATTTTGAGTGCAGTTTAGCAGAATTTTTTGAGGCATCATCTAATCGAACATCGTCGATTTCAGAATCTTTTGCCCACATTTTCAATATTTCTTCAAGGTTTATCATAGTATATTCTCACATGTTAATTATATATTATATCACGAAACTAGCCAGTAGTAATCATATTAAAGTAGCTATAGTTGAATTCGACAGTTGCAACAAGGTAGTTAATATCACCAGCAGTGAGATCAAAGGGAATTGAGCTTAGATTGACGGGGTACGCATCAATAAATTGAATTTCTTTGACGACGTTGTTATTACTATTACGTACTTGTAATACCATATCCCTAACTTTATTTGCACCTTCATCATTGGTTTCTACTAGGTCTAGCATCCAATCATGAATCTCTTCATAGTTAAGCATATTTTCATCAACTAAGAATGCACATGTAAATGACCCGTAACTAATCTTATCAGGCATTTGCGTGATATTTCTTTTCGGCGTATTTAATGGAGCACCAGTAGCAGTTAAGTCTGGTAACGCAGCAGTTTGTATAGAAAACTGTGCATTGGGATATTTCAACGTATCAATGACAAGATTGAATGCTGATGGATTTAATGGGGATAGAATTTGGGTAGCCATATCAGTTCTCTCAATGAGTGTATAGCTTTATTTATATAAAAAAAAGAGGGGACCGAAGTCCCCTCTTTCATAAACAGCTAGGTTCTAATTAAGAAGCTAGGATGTTTGTTACCGCAAAGATGCGGTAGTACTGGTTGGCACGGTTAGTACCAGTTTCGCTAGCAGCTGCACCGCCCGCAAATGGGTTAGCAACCATGCCGTAGCGAGTCTTAAAGCCGATACGTGGCTGGAAGTCATTCTCGCCAACTGCACGAACCATGGTCAATGGAACGTAAGGAGCGTAGAACATACCAGCGTCGTATGGGTTAGTACCGCGATAGCCAACGTTAACGTAGTCATTAGCAGCATAAGGATCAATATAGACCTTCATACGACCATTGAGTACACCAGCAAAAGTATTGCCAGTATCGTCAACTTGTAGGTTAGCAGCAAGAGCAGGAGTGTAGTCTAGAAGACCAGCTGCAGACAAAGCAGAAGCAACGTCTGAAGAACAAACGATGAAGTTACCTTTGCCGCGACGCGTGTCTTTAGCAATTTGGTTAGCTTCACGGTCGATCTGAACGATCAAACCCTTGAACTTCTCAACAGACCAACGACCATCAGAGTCAGTTGATACGTCGAAGACGCCAGGAGTTGTAACGTTAGCAGTCTGAGCACCAAGCTTAGCTTTTACGTTAATAGTACGGATAACTTCGCGGTTGATTTCAGCAAGAATTTCAGCTGAAAGGATGTTAGCGAGTTCAGTCTCAGCATCGAGGCCGTGAACAGCTTTAAGATCCTGAGCAAGTTCCATGGTGTACTCAGCTTTCAACGCACGAGTCTTAGCACTTACGGTAGTCTTTTCGATTGAGAAAGCCATTTGACCCATTGAACCACCGGTATTCTCAAGAGCTTCGCCAGCAGCAGTCGTGAGACCAGTACCAGTTGTAAAGCTATCTTCTACGCCATCAGCAGGAGTAGTATCAGTACCGTATGAACCCAGTGAATCAGAGTCACCAACTTGCGTACCGGCACCAGAGAATGCACTGTTTGCTTCGGCAAACAAAGCTTCTGTACCGCTCTGTGATGTGTAGCGGCTCTTCATAGCGAAGATCAAACCAGTAGGAGCAGACATAGGCTGAACACCAGCAATGTCATAAGCCATCAGGTTAGGCATTGAACGACGAACAAGAGAGATCAGGACAGGATCCCAACCAGCTACGCCAGCGCCAGTAGCGTTAGCAGCAGTTTCGGTCAAGGACTGGAAGCCCATTGCGCTACGCTCTTCGCGAAGTGCTTTCTCTTGGTTTTCTAATAGAATAGCAGTAACTGAACGCTTGTAGCTGTCTTGAATAGAAGGCAAGTCAGCGTGTTCGAGGATGGGTGCCCATTTCTTTTGGACATTTTCTGAGTTAAACATTATAGGTTTCTCCTAATTTAATTTTTAAGGGTTCTGGAAATAGCTGAGGCATATTGCGCCATTGCACCATGAGCTTCATTCTGATGATCAGATGAACCATAGGCAATTTC